CCTCTCTTAACTCACCACATCCAGGTCGTTCTTGTAATACCGTGAGTCGTAATTGATAGCACTCACGGTATTTGTCTCGTTACCGTTGTCGTCCATCCGAAACTCGATAGTCTGAGGCAGAATGGCTATTGACTCCATCAGTTGCTCAGACACCAGCACGAATTTAGTCCGGTCCTGACTGTAGCCATCATAGATAGCCTCGGCAGGGAGGGACGCCAGCGACACAGTGAACTCATCAACCTGGGTGCAAAGGATAGGTTCGCTGTTGTCGCCGTTGGTCTTGGTAAATGTGATGTAGTGGTCCTCACCGGCAATAAACTCGACTGGTTCAGATAACTCAACCAACAGGCCGTTTACCTCGACCACCTCACCATCATAGACACGATATCCGTCAGTGACTCCAGGGCGAGCGACAAACCGGGTACTATCCGGTGAGTCAATGCGTCTACCAGGGATGATGTTACGACCGAACTCATCCACGTCAAACGAGACATTGTACCGACCGTAATTCTGCTGGTTATAGACTCGATAGGCATACTTGTAAGCCTGCTCGCGAGTGATACAACCGTTGAACTCAATACGATTCGGGTTCACGGCTGACCGGTCAGACGGGACATAAATAGTCTCGCTAACACCCTCGTTCTCATCTCGCCAAGTAACCTCGACACCATCATACTGACGCTCGAAAATATCCTCTCGGACCTCGGTATCGGCAATCTTATTTCGACAGGTTATCTGCATTGATGATTTGTCTTGCTTGCGGTCAAATGACAAGTCATACACCCCGTTCTGGACATAAGGCTTACAAAACACAGTCTGAGCAACTTGGATATAACTGTCCTGAAACGTGACCTGTGTATCATCAAAGTCATAACCGAATCGAGTCATCTGGTCGGAGCCGAAATAACCTTCAATCTGGTCAGACAGTAATAACCAACCGTCGGCGTTGATGTTGTCCAGTGTCAGACGACCGATGTATGGGTCAAGAGACATGTGCGTCAGTATCTGGGCAAAATTATCTGTCGGGTAGTTCTCCTTCGGACCAAATACCCCATTTCCTTGATACTCGGTAACCATTCGCATCACATCAACATTCTGTTTTCTCTCTTTTATCAGGCGAGAGCTTGAGTTGCTCGGCACCACAACATGAACAAGAGTAACATCACCAAGGTCAAGACCTGACACTGGTTCGAACGAATACATATCTCGCCATTCAATTATGTCGACGTTACTGACGTTACTGCTCTTATCTCTGTTGTCTATTCTTTTTACTGATACTTGACACCGACTATAAGGCAATGACTGTCTAAATGTCTGGAATACTGACTTTCTGAGATTTACAGGGTTGCTGTCGTAATCAAACGGGTATGCAATGCCATTGCCGGTGGTATTACCGTTGATATCTAGTTCTTCAATCAGTATTTGTAATTTTCCGTTTACCGCTTTTTCTTTGTTATTTACTAACTTATAAAAACCGCTGAAACTGGTGAAATTCAATATGATTTGAGTTGCACCAGTAGGCACTACAAAAGGACCGATTGAACCGTCGTATTGTTCAGCAAGTAACGGAGTAACTGATACAGATGTAATTGTGACAGGTATAGTAAACCCACTGTCAGCATACCACCTGGTTAACACAGGCAAGGACACAGGTAAAGCATAACCACTGAACGCGCTACTTGTTACCGACAAATATGAGCTGGGGACAGAATAACTTGTCATAGCAGACCATGCTGATGTGATGTTTGCTGGCGCATCAACAGGGACTGTTATTGTCACCGTGGTATCTGTGACAGCAGAAACAGTATAAATCAACGACCCTGACATGCCTAAGTCAACAGCCTCTGGTGATAGCAACAGTGTTTCATTACCAAAATAGCCATGATAAATAGTGTGTGATGAACCGGGTCCAATATAAATGAAGTCAGTGAGTGTTATTTTGTCGCCAACAGAAAAACTATCAAGGATAGAAAACCCGTCAGGCAATGAAGTAGCCGTCAACGTGGTTCCTGTAATACTCCACTTTGCGCCGAGGGAGTTATCCAGGTCATTTGGTGGCAACAATTCAGATGGGTTCAGGTCATTAGATTGACGGTAGATACCAATCGGCTCAGTGATGTCTGAACCAATCTGGAATGATGGTGAACCGTTCCCAGGCCACGTCCCTGGTTCATATTTACTCAGTTGCGCGTTTGGGATATCAATCATCCGAGTGTCGCCGTCAAACCATCTATTTTCCCAGGTTTGGTAGCGGCCACGTCCGAGGCATAAAAATAAAATCTCAGTTTCCTGGTTGTCCACACCAATGCGATATGGTCTCTGCCATAACGATGGCATGTGTCGAGAAACATAACCAAAAATGTCATCAATGCGCAAACCAATACGGGCTTCATTCTGAGTGTCGCCAAGAGTGTTGGTTGCACTCTTCTGACTGGTACTGTCAGTGCTTGGTGTGCTGATAGATGGCATCAGCAATACTGTAGCTACAGCAGCTACTACAGCTATGGCTACATAAACCCATACTACAGGGGCTCTCGGCAACTTACTATCGTGAGTGATAGCTATCACACCGTCATTTACGTCAAGAGGGTTGATAACCTCGGGGCCGAGTATTTCACAGTCGAAAAATCGAAGGTCAAGGATGTCGTCACGAGAGTTAAAATTCTCACGGATGAAGTCAATCACAGACTCATGTTCGCTGACAATAGCCTCGCCGGTTAGCGGGTCTGGGTAGTATTTGATGGTGACCATATCCAGTAAGTTACCTCGTCATAAGTCCTGAGAATCACACCTAAATCCCAGTGTACCACTGAGCCGTGTGACTCGCCTATCTTGTAGTTATGGTAAACACCGTAGTCAGCATAGACACCAATATGTCGGTTTCCACTGGTAGTCATTAGAACCAAGGCGTTTTCTTCTGGGGTGGTAACCTGAGTGAAGTGTCGTCGCATCCAGACCAAGAATGACAACTCAAACACACCCTCAGTCGGGATATCAATACCGAGGTCACGATACCAGTCAGCAACAAAATGAGCACAGTTATACCGCTCATTCTCATAATGTCTGCCGACAAAACTCACAAGAAACCCTTGAGCATTGGGACCCGTGTGACTGTGGCTACCTCACCCGTGGCTGATTCATTTGCTGGTTTCGTGCTTACGTTAAACACCGCACCAGAGGTATCCCGGCGCATCTTTCTCACAGGTAGTTTGATCGCCGGTTGCTTGATCTGACTGACGTCACCGTTTCGATAGAGGATATACCCGCGAGATGTTAACTGAGGCATCTCATCACCATGAGTGTCATAGTCATAGTTGGCCTGTTCACCTGCAATAATATCATTCACCATCTGGACGATGATGTTCCGCTCATAGTTTAGGTCTTCGTTGCTACTGCTTTGACCAAGGCTCATCGGGACATACTCGGCAGCAACCACGTCACCATTCTCAAGCGGGACGTCAATGCTGTCTGTGGTCGCTCGTTGTAGGTAATAACTCTTGCTGAACCAACTAGCTGACAGCTCGATTACCTCAAACACTTCTTTGCTGACTGGTGCACTTGCGTAAATCTCTCTGATTTCTTCGTTGGTCATATTAGTCGTCTCGGCCAGTTGTCTGGTATCAGGTCCATAGTGTCAAACCATGCAGGCAGGTCATCACCGATTTCTTGATACATGGGGAACATGATGTCATCAAGTGTCTGGTTACGGGCACTGAACACCTCAAGTTGGACGGTCACTGTTCCAGCCAGAGCGTTGACCTCAGTGTGGTTCCAGTCACCAAGGGTTTGTACCACATAAGGCTCAACAAACGGTCTATCTGCGGCCAGATGACATATCCATTTCTTCCCTTCATTCCTGTTAATGAATAACTGAATGAAGTCCATTTGACTCTGTGATCTCAGATAAAAAGTCACCTGAGCAATATGAGTGGTTCCGTAATACTTTTTACGCTGCCTGGTTGCACCACCGGAGACGTCAGAGCGGTTTACACCACCTTGACGACTCCGGTTAAACCCTTCCACCAGTGGGACCATTGGCGACCCACCGTAGAGCAACACATCCAGGTCGCTGATATCACCTTTGGTCGCCATTAGTATTTACCTCGGACATTAAAATTGCTCTTGAGTTGCTTGGTGGCTTTACTGTTTCTGTTTCCAAGGACATTACTCACACCGGAGTCAATGTTCTGGTTAAAGACCTTCTCAGCAATAACCTTGACTGTGTT